TGCTGTATTGATCCGCGTCCCATGCGTTGCACCAGTATTGTCCGCTCGGTGCCTGTGTCCAGAAAATCTCGCTCACGATGTCCTTGTCCGCTTCAAGCAGGTGGTACAGTGTCCACGGATCAAGGATGATGTCCGTGTCCGCGCTGAACCAGTAATCATATCCGCCCTCCAGCATCTGGCGGATTGTCCTGTTTCTCAGTTCGCCCATCTTCCACATGTTGTCCAGCGTCCAGATGTGATCGTTCCGCGTTTTGATGTATTCTTCCCCTGTGTTGATGATCTCGCACGCTGCGTCCCGGATGAACGGGATTACCTCGTCGCAGTCATTCACCACAAAAAACCGTTCCACCGTGAATCCTTCCGGCACCTCCAGCCTGTCAAGGCTGTCCTGGTACGCCTGGAAGATGTCCACGTCCTGTCGCAGCGGTGCGGTGATCAGGATCTTCTTCATGTCGCAGGCTCCTCTCCCGGATAAATCGGAACGTGTGCGATGTGTCCCACCCTGACGCCCGGATCACACCAGATTTCCGCTCCGGTTTGCAGTGCCCTCCAGCAGAATGCCAGATCCTCGCCGAACTCTGACGTCGGCATGAATGTCGTGCCGTACTTCTCCTGCACGTTCTTCAGTATCTCCGTGCTGATGATCGTGCAGGCCATTCCGCAGCCTTCCACCTTGAACGGCTCTACACCGTAGTGCTTCACCCGTTCCACAGGCCGCAGCGTCTCGAAAATGCAGCTTCCGTATGGCCTCCGCCTTCCCTGGAATGCTCCGCAGACAAAGTCCTTCCCGCAGAACAGCAGATCCTCCACCACCGTCTCGTCAAAGACCATGTCGCTGTCCAGGAACAGAAGGTGTGTGTACCCGTCGTTGATTGCCTTGCACGCCAGTTTGTTCCGTGCCAGGTACACCAGTGTCCCGGCCACGACCTCCACCTGATGGCTGATGCCTTCATGCTGGAGATGTGCTTGCAGCCTGATCAGGCTCAGCACAAAATCCGCGTGCATGTAATCGGTTGTCGGCACTGCAATCAGCAGCTTGAACGGCTTTTTCATTTTTTTGTTTCCTTTTTCGTCGTTTTCTTCGGTGCGGCCTCTGTCCGCGTTTCCTTCTTCGCAGCGTCCTCCGGTGTTTCGCGTGCCGGCGCTTCTTCAATTACCCGCACTGCGCTCCCCGTGGATAAAAGAAAACCGGCCTCCGCCGGGGAGACCTCTACGATCTCCCCGGCTTCGTGCCGGATTCTCGCTGCTCTCGTCAGCTTCAGCTTCATAGAGTCAGCCCTCCGTTTTTATTTTGATCAGGTGGTTACCACCGCAGCGGCCTTCTTGACGTTCACGAAACGTCCGGGGCCGGTGACTTTGTGGCCGGCGTACTGGCGGCCATGCACCTTCACCATGTCGGCTTCTGCTTCGGTCACATCATCGTACTTTGTGATGATGCCCTCGCCTTCCGGATAGTTCACCTGCGCGCCGTTCAGGTCGCCCACGATCATCCACACCGCGTTGTCGTCTGCGGTGGAGTAAGCAGGCAGTGCGCTGGAATACAGCACGGTCAGGCCGTCATAGGGATCAACGGCGAAATTTCCCGCGACCTTCGCCTGATGGAAGGCAGCGCTGGTCTTGCGGTTGATGATCACAACCACGTTCTCGGCCTCGTCGGTCAGTTCCGCCTCGGCGGTCACGACCACGGACAGGTCGGGAGATCCTTCGATCTTCGGGATGCCGATGGCACTGCTGGAGTGGCTGGTGCTGGCTCCGGTGATATCGCCGATCACCAGCTTGCTCAGCTTCATGATGATCTGATGGGCCAGTTCTTCGTAGATGTAACGCACCAGCGGCTCGCCGCCGATGGCCACGATCTCGTCGCTCAGCCGGATGAACTTCTTGATCATCACGGGCTTCAGCTCGACAACGCCCAGGGTGAGGTCTTCTTCGGTGATGGCTGTGGTACCCTCGCCGTGTTCATAGGCAGGATCAGCAGCACGCTCGAAGGGAACTTTCAGATTTCCCTTGAATCCGGTCTTGCGGACGCGGCTCAGGATCATGTCCTTCTCCCACGCTGTGCGGATGATGGTGTCAACCAGGGTGGGTACCGGCAGCTGGCCGCCGCTGGTCGCGTTGCTGGTCAGCAGCGCACGGCATTCCTTCTGATCTTCGCTGATCAGGTACCGCGCATAGGCGTCCATGTACTTCTTGCTGCTGCGGATTTCGTCCACGGTCTGCGTGTGTTCCTCCGCCTTGCGGGCTTCGCCGATCACGACGCCCTTGGCGCCTTCTGCGATGGCTTTGCGGGTTTCCTCCGCCTTCGCGGCGGCTTCACGGATCTGCTGGGCGTTCTCGCGCAGCTCTTCCATTTCCTTCTTCAGCGCTTCCAGGTCAGCGCCTTCCTGGTTCATTTCCTCCAGGATCTGGGCCTTGCGGGTTTCAATTTCCTGCATCGTCTTGAATTTCATTTTGTTTTCCTCCTCGTCAGATAGTCTCCGCCAGAATGGCGATCTGTTCTTTTGTCCTCCGCTGGGCCTCAATGGCAAGGCGCTCCTCCTTAACATCAGCGATCACTCCCTCGCTGATGTTCCTCGCAGATATGCTTGTTGCTTCGTTTGCTGGCAACGAAACAATCGAAACATCGTATAGTTTAGCTACCTTCGTGATTAATCTGTGGATGTCGATCCGGTTCTCCGCCGTGTTCTCCACAACTTCACGCCGCTGCTCCGCCACCCGGAACCCCTGACTCATTTTTGTCAGGTATCCGCCTTTGACTTCTTCCTTCAGCTGTCTCCCGGCTTCAGTTCCGCCCAGGTAAGCCAATGTATGCAGTCCTTTTGCATCAGGCCCAACCGTCAGCGTTTTGTTCCCGCCTCTGGCGTACACCCGGCCCTCATGGTTCAGCTGGAGGATCACGTCGCTCATGTCGCACTCGTCATAGGCGTGCGGATCGAACCGTTCGTACATTCTGTACTCGCCATCATCCCACAGCAGATACTCATCCCATGTCGTGGCGTATCCTTCCACCACTTCCTGTCCGTCTTCCATCGCCCTGCATTCCATCATCAGGTCAATGTCCCTGTATTCTCTTTCACTCACCTTCACCGGCATTGCAATCCCTCCAGTCCTTGTCCTTGTATTCGTTCCATGCCCATGTCATCCGTGGCTTCAGGCAGCCCGCGTAGTGGATGATGTACGGATCATTGTGGTGTTCCGTGATATGTTCCGCCATGTTCCATTCCGGACCGATCTTTTTGATTTCTCCCTGGCAGAACACGTTGATCGCGTCCTGATCCATCGCCGTCAGCTCCATGCTGTTGGCCATGTTGATCATCTTTTGCCAGATCCCCGTCTCCCGGAACTTCTTCAGGTTCATCAGGCACACGCCTGCGTTGAAGTACCTGAACGGGAACTTTCCCCTCACCGGCTCCTCCGCCATCGCCGTGTAGTTGTCCTCCATGTCCATGTCGAACAGTCCGCCGATGTCCTTCACGATGATCGTGTCATCGTCCAGCCGCAGCACCCTGTCCTCTTCCCGGAAGATGTCCGGATAGGCCAGCGGCAGCAGACAGGTGTATGTCCAGTGTGCGTCGTAGTTCGGCCCCCACGGCGGGAAGTATTCCTGCCCGCTGATGTTCTTGCACCGTATCACGTCCGGCAGTTCCTGCGGGAACACATCATCCTCAATCAAAAACCACACACGATCCATCCGTGTGTGGCTCAGCAGGCTCTTCGCCGCAATGACCATCATGTCGTAGTAGTTCCGTGTACCCATGTACACCGCAACTCGTCTGTTACTCATCCGCGCCTCCGCTTTCATCCGCTTCCTCCGCGATGTCGTAATATTCTCCACGCGCCAGGATCTGGCTGCCCAGCGGTTCAGGAAGCGGCGGCAGGTTGAACACTTCGCGGGCCTCGTTCTTTGTGATCATGCCCCTGTCGCCCAGGCCGTTCACGAATGCCAGCTTGTCCTTGTTGCTCATGTACATCAGCCGGTTACTGCTGAAGAATATTTCGTTGTTGTATCCCATCCGTTCCCTGTCCGTGAACAGCATCCCGCTGCCCACCTCGCTCAGCTGGATGGCAAACCATTCCGTAAAGGATTCATAGAAAGCCGACCAGGCGTCTCCCACAGCCTTGCCCTGTAGAATGTCCTCATTTGTTCCGAAGTAGTCGAACACATTCGTCTTGATGTGCTCCTGCTGTTCCTTGTCGATGGAGTAGCCGCTTGCCTTCATCTCATGGATGTCATCGTATGTGTTCGGGAACAGGAGCACTCCGCCGGCTGCCTTTTTGTTGCCGAAGGTGAACTGGTTGAACCGCTCCATCTCGGCTCCGATGTCCTCGTCGCTGGCCCAGTTGTCACTCTTCGCGTAGAACCGGTAACTGTTCCCGTTTTTGATGCCTTCCGTGATTCCCTGTCGCTGGATCGTGATCAGATCCAGCACCGGCTTCAACGCTTCGTTGTTCTCGCCAAACAGTTCGCTCTTGTACTGGAACCGCGTCAGGATTCCGACCTCCGCCAGCCGCTCCGCTCTCCGCTTGTTGTTCGACAGCATGAACCTGATCCACGGTTCCCCTTCGTATTCCACCAGCTCCCAGCTCTCCGGCACGATGTTGATGATTCCCGTCGGCGTGCCGTCCTCCGCCCTCGTCTTCACGATGAAGGCATTGTTCCGCACTCCCAGGATCGTCGCCGTCTGATAAAGGAACTTGCTCCATTCCTGGAATGCGTTCGGCCTTACCTTTAGCCTGTTCTGAATCTCCGGCCGTGCCGCTCCCTTCAGGTTCGGCTTCAGTTTCGCCGCGTGCCGTCCCCAGGCGTCCAGGCTTGCCCGGATCAGTTCGCTTTCATACACGCATCCGCGCCAGGTAGTCCATGCAGGCGTATATCCCTCCAGCATCCGGAAGATTTGCGCATTCTTCAGCGCCGCAGGCTGTTCCTTTTTGCCGAAGATTCTTTCAAACATTCCCATCCGTCAATCACCCCTCCGCCTCCGCGGCCTTTTGTTTCGATTTGTTTATCAGTCTGCTCCCCAGCTTGTCCCAGTTGAATATCCTCATTGCCATTGCGTCCAGCAGCATGGCCGTGCCGTCCACATGGGCCTTGTTGCTGATCTTTACCAGCATTTTCCTCGGATGCGCTCTGTCCGCTGCGCTCTCCATCTTCATGGCGCTGTCCGCCAGGTGGATCTTCAGCAGGTCGTTGTCATCCATGTCTCTGATTTTTCCTTCCCGGAGCAGACTTTCAAAAACGTCCGCCACGTTTGAAAGGTTGAATCCCTGTGTCACGCTGTCGCATTTAAAGTGTTTGTTCGTCATCGCCTGGATCAGCTCCGCCGCCGACCATCTGTCGTACCCTGTCATCAGCGGATAGATCTTGTATTTCTTTACCAGATCCATGAACCACTTCAGCACGTCGTTGAAGTCCACATGCTCCTCACCGCTCAGGCTCAGGAAGCCCTTTTTGATGAATGTTTCATACGGCGCACCGTCCCGCTTCATGGCTGCCGCCAGCCTGTTCTTCGGAATCCAGAAGTGTGCCTTCGTCCACAGGATGCCGTCGATCTCGCAGATAAATCCGGCAGCCGTCAGGTCGATCACCTGGCTCAGGTCGATGCCGCCGACCACGTACTTGCCCTTCAGCTCTTCCATCGGCTTCCGCCAGCCGAACATTTTGTTGATGTCCTCCACCCGAAGCCAAGCTGTTGACAGGTTCTGTTTGAGTCCGCAGTATTTCGTTTTGAACTCAATTTCCTTGCTAATGCTTTCATGGGCAGTGATGATCTCCCGCTGGATGAACTCGCGTGTCACGCTTTCGCCCATTCCCGGCAGGCTCTTCTCCAGTTCTTCCAGATCGTCCCATTTGTTCGGATCATCAATCATGTAGATGATCGGCAGGATGTGCTGTTCCTTGCTGTTGCCCATCAGGAAGCCAGTGCTTCGCTTCATCAGTTCATCATACAGGCCGTCATTTTCGTATCCGCCGGAGCTTATGGCCATGCCCAGCGGTTCCTCTCTCGCGCCTGTACCGGAAACCATGACTTCCCACTGCCGCAGACCAGCCACTCCCGGCCATGCCGCGGCCTCGTCTGCGCAATAAAACATCGGGTTGAAACCATCAGACTTTTTGCTGCTGAATGCCAGCTTCTTCACCGATGTGTTTGTCTCGCCGATCATCAGGCCCCGGTATTTTGTTGACTTTGTGATTTCGTCCAGTTCCTCTTCCGCGTGAACATTAAACTCAAAAGCGGAATAGCACAGGTCACTCTGATCAAGTTTCGGTGCCAGGAAATAGATTTCAGATCCGAACTCCCCCGCAGCGTATGCCATGTATGTGGCAATTCCTGCCGCCAGCAGCGTCTTGCCCATTTTTCGGCCTATTGACCAGAAGACCTCCACGAACTGCCTTTTCCCGGAGGCGTCCACGATGCCGAAGATCAGGCTGATGCTGGCCCGTTCCCACAGGCTCAGTCTGATATTCCTCGGTGCCAGCTTTCCCTTGTAGTGGTGGCAGTACCGCTCAATGAAAGTGAGCGCATTTTCAGCCAGGTGATGATCATAAAACCATTTCTTTTCGATCAGTCCCTGGATGATCACCTCATACAGCAGCCGTATCCATTTCCCTACGTTCACACCGCCGCTGTCGATCTCGTTCCAGTATTGCAGGATTGCGCTCTCCGCAGTCATCTCTGCAACAGACTTTATCTTCACCCCATGCGGATCACCTGTGCAGTCTGAAGGCGTCCAGGTCGCGTTTCGCTCTCTGCTTCTTCGTGCCTCTGTCCTCGATCATGCTACTGATGGTCATTAGGCACTTATTCGCGCTTTCCACATGGCGCGGCAGCTCACTGAGGAGCGGATGGGCGACTTCGCAGTCCCCCGTCTTGTATGTCTTCATCACCGTCAGTCCGTCCTCGTCCAGCCTGTCCCGCATCTGGTCGATCAGCGCCGCCTCTTCGCTGTAGATCCGCGCCGCCTCCAGGAAGTCCTGCTCCCCGTCAATCTGGTATTCTTTTCCGAATGCCAGCATTTTCTTGAATATAGACGCCGGAGTGATCTTTTCATTTGGCTTTTTCGCCTTCGCCCGCTTCGCTGTGGCTTTTTTCTTTGCCTTTGCTCCTGCCGTGGCGCTCTTCTTCGTTCCTCCGGCGTCGTTTGTCCGTTGTTCTTCCGCCAGCGGCATCCCTGACGCATCGTAACCCAGCATTTCCATCTGCGCTGCCCAGTTCGACTGCATTCTTTCCGCCTGCGTTGTCTCTTTATCCGGCAACTTTTCGGCCACCTCCGCCAGGATCGGCTTTTCTTTGGCCTTGCCCATGTCATCCTCCTGTCATCTCTGTCAGACTCAACCACAATTTCACGAAAAAAACGGCGCTTTTTTGCGTCGTTCTTGTGTCTTTCTTCATTATCGCGCACGCCCGCGGACGCGCATTCCGCGCACTCTCGGCGCGCTTTTTTTAAC